TGAGTTATAGTTTTAAAAAAGATATGATAACTTACTTAGTAAGCTTTATAGATAAAACAGATTGGTTCACAGAAGAAGAATTAATAGGAGTAGATATGGAAGAAGATAAACCCGTGGGATTTCAAACTATTGCTATAACTCCAGATATTACAAAAGACGCTAACTAATTATGAATTTTGACCATACTGAAAATTATTGGGGTTTAAATAAGCACATGCTTATACTTGAATATTTTAGAAACCTTTATGAAAAAGATAAATCTAAATCTAAAGTAGATTCTAGTAATCTTATGTGGGCTATTAGCTTTTGTACACATCCTAAATCTCCTATTTTCTCTGTTAGGAATAAATGGGAAGAAGTTAAGAAAAGTATTATGAAAGATGAAAAGCTTAACTGGGACAAATACAAAGACACTATTAATCAGTTCAAAGAAACAGTTTTAACAGTCCCAGAAAAATCCTATTTATTTTGGTGTGAACATATGTATAAAAGAGAAGATTTTGTAAGGAGTATAGATTATCTAAAAGAAGAAGATATAAAAAGAATAGATTTAGCTGAAGATATGGCTGCTAAAACTCCTAAATTATATGTAGAGTTAGCTAGAATTAAAGAACAGTTAGAAGCTGAAGACAAAGGAAAAACAGAAGATAAAAATAAATCATTGGCTGATGGAGGCCAAATATAAACCAACAAATAAAAATGAGTAACAATAACCAAGCAAGCTGGAGCCTAAATGGACTAGGTGCAGCTTTTGAAAAAAATAAAAAAGAAAATGATTCTATTTTTCATCAGATAGGATCTAGTATGAACATGATGATGAAAGAATTACAAGGCCAAGAAGATCTCTTTACATTCACATTAAGTAAGATTCTTGAAACTTTAGATTTGAAAGAGCACAAGGAAATAAGTTATTCAGCTGAAGATTTTGATAAAAGATTTAAACCAATGTTTGGAATTTACTTCCATGACGTTGAATCTAAATCAATTGTAAAAGTAGATCTAATTACAAAAGGGTATAAACTGACTAGTTCTAAAGAAGTAGGTGAATCTGAAAATATGGAGTACATTTACTCCCATCCAGAAAATGGAGATAAAAGTATTTTTGCTAAAGATCCTTATGAAGCTTTGCAGAAATTTAAAGAATGGATTAGACACCCAATTATTTTAACTACAGTATAATGTTAATAAACAATAGTCTTTTTAAACTAGGTGAAGTTCCAAATTATAGCCCTACTTTCCAAAAAGTAGAAAGGATAGACTTTTGGAGTAAAGTTAGAAGAAAGATTATTGAAGGAGATAGACAAGCAGGAAAATGGTGCCCAGGCCCTCTGTGGTATGGAACTAATTTTCATAATATAGATCTAGAAGATGTAGAAGGTAATCAGTCTTTAGGGTTACCTTCTATTAGAGATATAGATTGGGATATTTATTATAACTTTGAAGAAGCTAGGGGATTTTCTGGCTTTTCAAATTTAGAGTATTCCTGTAACAAATTACTACTGGAAAAATTAACAGATGAAGATTTAGTCAGTAGATGTACAGTAGGAGGTAAATATGTTCAAAAAATATATGATAATCTATTCACAAAAGAAGGAACAAGGAAACTTTATAAACCAGCTTATGAAGTAATTAGGCAAAATTTATCAGATCCAGGAAAAGCTATTTATCTTAATGATGCTAAAAACTATGTAATATTAGGCGGTAGGGGATTTGGTAAAAGTGTAATTGGCTCTGTATTAGGAGCACATAACTTTATTACAGATGGGGTAACAGATTATGATTACTACCTTGAGAAATGTAAATTAGGAGAATTTCCTAAATCTACAACTTTGCTAGGTTCAGAAGAAACTAAGTATGTAAATATTGTTTTAACATACATAAAAAAAGCTTTTAAACATTATAAAGGAAGTTATGTAGAAGGTACAGGAGATAGTGCTAAATACCATCCTTCTCCTATTTCAAAATCCATAGCAGTAGGTAGTGATTGGAAATTAGGTTCAGCTCAAGGAGTTTATACGGATTGGGGTACTTCTTTATTCAGTAGGGTATTTGGAGATACTCCTCTTTCAGCCAACTCTTTAAGACCTAACTTTTCTTTTATAGATGAGTTTGGATTAGTAAAATATCTATCTGAAATTCATGGTACATTAGAAGGATCTTCTGCTTCTAAAATTAGAAAGAATAATGTTACACTCTACGCAGGAACTGGAGGACAGTTAGGTAAAGGAAAAAATGCAAAATATGGAGAAGCTTTATTTGGAAAACCAGAAGCTTATAATTGTTTAGTGTTTGAAGATAAATATGAAGGTAAAGGTAAAATAGGATATTTTCTCCCTATCACAGATACTTCTATGAGATATAAAGATGAAAATCTTAATACTAAAAGAGAGTATGCTTTGGATAATGAAATGAAAGAAAGGGAAAAAAGAAAAGGAGATAATAAGCAATTACAAGCTTATATGATTGCTAATCCTTTAGTCCCTAGTGAATGCTTCTTACTTGAAGATAATAATAAGTTCCCCGCTGCTTTATTAAAACAACATCATGCTGCTCTATTACATGGAGGCCCAGATGAAGGATATAAAATACATGATGAGTATTTGAAAACTAGACATGGTTATATAAAATGGTATGGAGATAAACTTATATTTGAAGATACGGTAGCACATAAACCTATTACAGAATTTCCTTTTGATGGATCTGACACTGAAAAAATAGGTTGTGTACAAATGTGGGAAGCTCCAGTAGATGTAGAGGGGGAAATACCTAGAGGAAGATATATAGGAGGAATTGACCCTGTAGACCAAGTTAAAGGTAGATCTTTTCCTTGTATCTGGATTAAAGATACCTGGACTCAAAGAATGGTAGCTAAGTTTATGGGAAGAACAGGAGACACTAAATATTTCTGGGAACAAGCTAGAAGACTTTTAGTATTTTATAATGCTAAAGGAATGTATGAAAATAACTTAGTTGGATTTTTCTTACATATGGAATCTGAAAGATCTTTACAATATTTAGCTGAAACTCCAGTCCTTCTAAAATCTAAAGAAGATATAAATGGAGCTCCTCAAGGAAATTATGGAATTAGAAATACTGGTTCCTCAAAAGGTGGTATTAATGAAGATGGATTAAATTCCATAGCTTCATGGCTTTTAAGACCACAAGGCCCTAATACAGAGGCTTTAATGTATCAGACTATTAAAGATCCAGAAGTTTTAGAAGAAATGATTAAATGGAATGAAGATGGTAACTATGACAGTCTTTCAGCTTGGATAATGCTAGCTTTGTATGAAGATACTACAATGAAGGCTAATAAAAATAATGATGTCCAAAAACTAAAAGATAATGCAAGTCTCTACTTTCAGATGCGTAAAAAGGAATTAGGTTTTGTAAATTTGTATAATATAAAAGATGACGAAGACTCTACCAGAGCAAAAACTACCACAAATTAAGAAGACTAAAGAGTGGTATAAACAGAATATTGAAGCAGCCTGTTATCTAACTAGGTCTGATTCTTCGTACCTAAATACTTGGAGAAATCAAATTGAGAATTACAATTTGTCCCTAGGTATACTAGATGTAAGATCATTAGACAAATGGGTAGACCCTTCTAATTTTGGAGCCAATGCTTATCCAGTCCAAGTAAGGCATATAGGCATAGGTAATTCTAAACTCAATATTCTATTGGGAGATTACCTTGGTAGAAAATGGCAATTTAGAGCAAGTATTTCAAATAAAGATCAAGATGGTATTTCATCTAAAGAACAAGATCTTAAAGCACAATTATTCAATAAATTAACTGAAGTAGTTACTACTGCTTTAGAAGCCAAAGAAATAACTGAAGAATATTACAAGGCCAAGCTTGAAGAAATTAAAACTTGGATGCAATATGATTACCAAGATATTCGAGAATTAGTAATTAACCAACTACTAAATTATTATTATGCTAATGATGATTTTTTATTGAAATTTACTGAGGGTTTTAAAAACTTTATAGTTCAAGGTAAGGTTGTTTATTGGATAGATGATTTTGGAGGTAAACCTGAAATTAGAAGACTTAATCCTTTATCTGTTACTACTATTGGTGGTAATACTCAGTTTATACATGAAAAAGATATTATCATTGTAGAAGAATATAAGTCTATAGGTCAGGTATACGATGACTATTGGGATGAATTAAAAGAAGGAGATAGACAAAAAATTGAGGATATGAACTCAATGGCTTATGTAGGTAATAACATAAGTGTACTTAATACTTCTAAAATTTATGATTCTCAAAATATATTTGAAGTAATTCCAGCTGACATTTATGACCAAGAGCATTACAGTGAGTCTATAAAATATAATGACTTAGGTCTAGGTACTGTATTTGATAAAACTTTAAGAACTCAAGCCAATGAACTTTTAGTAACTACTGTCTTTTGGAAAACTCGTAGAAAATTAGGTAAGTTAACTTATCCAGATCCTAATACAGGGATTGAAATAATGGACTGGGTATCTGAAGGATATGTTCCAGATAAGTTTAAAGGTGAAACTATTAAATGGCTTTGGATTAATGAATGGTGCAGAGGTACTAAAATAGGTATTGATGTATTTGTAGAATGTGGCCCAATTAAAGCTAGTTGTAAATCTATGACTAACTTAAGTTCTGGGCTCCCACCTATCATTGGCTTAGAAGTAGATGTATCTATTTATGATACTATTAAGCATTTAGATAAATCCTATGATGTAGTTTATTGGAAAAGAGATTGTCTATTAGCTACGTATAAAGGAAAAGTAGCAGGAGTAAACGCAGCTATGATTCCAGCAGGGGCTGATATGGATATTAAAACTTGGCTTCACATGGCAAGTATAGATGGTATCTTACTATTAGATCCTACTAGTGAGGTTCTTAAAGGTACTGCTCAAGGTAAAATAGCTGGTAATATTAGTAATTGGGTTACACAAGATATTAGTCTTGGAGACAACAACGAAGGTATTAATACTATGACTCAGCATTTACAAGCCTTGGAATACACTATGGGTAGTATTTGTGGTATCCCTGAATCTAGAATGGGAGAAATAGGTGAAAGACAAGCTGTTAGGAATACTCAGTTTGAAATGGCCCAGTTTCAGAAAGCTACTGAAATGCAGTTTAAACTAGAAGAAAATGTAAGAAGAATTTGCCTTAAGAAATTTGTAGAAGTAATTAAATTATTCCACAGGGATAATCCTATAGCGGGCTCATATTTTTTAAATGATATGGCCCAAGAATTTTTACAATCTTGCGATGATTTAGCTGAATGTGAATTTGATATAAATGTATCTAATTCTAATGAGGATACTAAATTAATGGCTAGGTTTGAACAGGCTTTAGATAATGGTATTGCACAAGGTAATGTAGATATGTCTATGCTTTTAGCTACTACTAGCAACAGTATTCAAAAAATTAAAACTGAGTTTAGAGAAAGAGAAAAAGAAAAAGCTGAAAGAGATCAGAAATTACAACAACAAGCTGAAGCTTCTCAAAAAGAACTTATGATGTTGCAAATCCAAGAAAAGGATAAACAAAGAGAGCATGAGATAGCTATGAAAGAAGCTGAGCTTGAAATTAAAAAATATGATATTGATCAAAGAACTTATGTAGCTTTAACCACTCAAGAAAATAATACAGAAGAACCTGAACTAATTGATGATAATGAAACTGATTTAGTAGACCTAAATATTAGACAAGGACAATTAAATGAGACAATTAGGCATAATAAAACTAAAGAAAAATTAGAAGCAGAGAAGAATTCTATAGCAAGAATTCAAAAAAGAAAGCCTTCTTCTACTAAGTGATAAGCAGTAACACAAAAAAAGTTTATAACCTACACAAAAATTGTGTAATTTTACAACACCAACAAATTATATATTACAATGGCAAGAAATGATTTTTTTAATAACATTGAATTCACTAAAGATGATTTAGAAGGATTCGTAGTTCCAGGAAATAAAGTTGAGGATAAAACTAAAGTTCCAGGAAATGGTATTATTACTGAAGATGATGATCTAGAATTCGAAAAAGAATTTAAAACTAATACTGGTTCAGAAAATAATCAAGGTAATTCTACAGGAAGTGAAAATAAATACCAAGTATTTTTTGAAGAATTTGCATCTAGAAAAGGAATAGAAATTCCTAAAGATCTCAAATTTGAAGATGCAGATGATGTACTTAATGCGATAGATGAATTAATTATTCAATCTGGTATTAAAAAAGGAATTGATGCTAAGTTTGAAAATGCTAATCCCCACGTTAAACGGTTCTTAGAAGTAAAAGATTACTATGATGATGAAGTACAAGCTTTGGCAATTATAGATTCTATTAAAGAACTTGAAAGTCTTAGTGAAAAAGATTTGGAAGATGAAGATGTACAAGCAGCTTTATATAAAGACGAACTTATGACTGTTAGAAAAATGTCTGAAGCTGAAGCAAATGAATATGTAGAACAAGCTAAAGCTCTTGCTAAACTCGAAGAACTTGGAGCTAAATCTAAAGATAAACTTAAGTCTTTTTATAATCAGCATATAGAAGCAGCTAAAACAAATAGCCAATCTAAACAGGAAAAGAATAAGAAAAAAGCTGAAGATGAGTTTAATGCTTACTTAAAAGAAGTAGATAAACTTGAAGAGATAGGTGGTTTTAAGTTAACTAAAGAACAAAAAGAATTAGTTAAGAAAAACATTGTAACTACAGTTAGAAAAGAAGGTGGTAAGTCTTATACAGATCTTGCCTATAAACAACATAAATATCCAACTCAATTTAATGCAATCATGGAGTTTTTAAACACTATGGATGTATTTAAAGAAAATACTAAAACTGGTAAAATTGAACCAGACTTTAGTAAATTTTCTACGTTGGAAAGAAAAAAGATTGAACGTAAACTCGACAGTTTAATTACAGAAGGTCAAACTATAGGCAAGGTAGGAATTGCAGATGGTCAAGGAAATATGGCTGATGTAATGAAGAGTCTGGGTTATTAATTAAAAACAAATAATAAATTATGAGTAAATTACATCACTTACAAAAGTACGAGGCCAGAGATTTTAAAGGCCAAATGCTTTTTGAAAATTCGCTGTATGAGCTACTTATGAGGGAACCCAGATTTCTACAGAAAAACATGGTACAACTGTGGGGAAATGATCCTGATATGGCTTTATATAGCTTCTACCAATCTTTGCCTGAAATTCAAGCTCCAGGTACAGTAAATGAAATGTTCCACTGGGATGTCCAAGGTAAAGGAGCACAAAACTGTGTATTGAAAGACGTTGAAGACGTTAATGGTAATAGCCTTAGTGCTGGTACTTTGACTGTAGCACCTTCTGTTCAAGAACCTCTTTATTTTAAATTTGACAAAGCTTTGTTTTCACACACTTTGCAAATTAAGAATGAATCAGGTAATTACCAGTTTATCATCAACAATGTAGCTGAGACTGCTTCAGGTACAGTTTATACTGTACAAAGTGTTTACACTAATGAAAGTGCTAAAGTTCCATTGGATGAAATTGCAATTAACAGCAGATTCTCTCCTGTAAGTGTAACAGGCCCTGAGCACTTTGATTACAGAGGTGTTAATGGATGGATGACTTCTACTTATCAAATGGCAACTAAGATGGGTAAAGGTAGATTTGAATATCAGGTATCTTCTGAAATGAAGGATATTGGTAAAAATATGGATTTGAGAATTCCATTCTATGTACCTAATATGAAAACTGGTCAAATCGCAGAAATTAATCCTTATGTGGATGCAGTAGGTCTTGCAGCTATGAGTTTCTTTGAAGTAATGAAAGCTAAAGGTTCTTTGTATTCTAAAAGGAACTGGGATAGCTCTGGTAATTACCTGATTCATTCTTAATTTGCAAAGTGTGTGAAAACAAAGCTTTGTCAAATTTAAAATAAAGAGGTTCTTGAACAGAAGGTGCTACAGTCAAAGCTATTGCTCCAGGTAACTCTCAAGAGTATGCTTCTTTTGACTTAGATTTCTTGACTGACTTTATTTTCGCTAAACAAATTCAGAAAAGATCTAGATCTAATAGAAAAGTTAAATTGGTAACTGGAGAATGGGGTGCTAGAGCTTTCCATGATGCAGTACAAAGAAAGACTAATGGAGCTTCTCCTGCTATTCTTTCTAATCTTTATCAGAATCCTGGAAATGCTAGTAACACTGGTACTCCTAACCCAATTAAATATGGCTACCAAAATACAGGTTATGTAACAGGTGCTAATGGATTGGAGTTTGAAGTTTACATTGCAGACTGGTTAGATGACGTAAGTTTCTTCCCTAAAATGGCAGCTTCTGGTTATGGTAACAAAGAATCTTATACATTCTATGTAATGGCAGATGGTTCTGATATTAGCTCTAATGGTGTTTATAGACTTAGACCACAAGGTACTAAACTTGAAATGGGCTTTATCCCAGGTCTTGGTTGTCCTTATAAAATGGGTGGAGCTAATGGAATGAACATGATTGCTTCTAAAGTTTCTGGATTTGAAGTACATGGTAAAGATTACTTTGGCTGTGTAGCAACTGATCCTGATGCAATTCTGGAATTCAGACTTGCGTAATAATATATCTGTAAAGGGGAGGGAGCTTAAAAACTTCCTCCTATTTACAAACTTTAATTAACAACAAACAACAAAAATTATAAAGATGAAACATCCTTATTTAGAAAATAAAAAGATTAAAATTATAGCTACTCCTGCTGGTAATAGATGGACAGGTGGTGAAGGTGCTAATAAATATAGTAAAGTACAACCTGGTGCTGAAGCTTCTATGAAAATGGCTCCATTTGTATTTCCAGATGCTATTAAAGGATATTGTATTCCAGATGCTGGAGGTAGAATTAATCCTTTCTTAGATAGTACTCAAAAGAAAGAATGTCCAGATTTGGTAGATACTTCTGGTAAACCTATGAAGTTGACAGAACAAGAATACTTTGAAAAAATCCTTGGTCTTAATCTTAATCCTTTTGGTAAAGATTCTGACTGGTTTAAAACTAGTTTAGAAGGTGGTGGTGGAGTAAAACCTACTTATCTACAAATTACTAATGGAGAACTTAGTTTAGATCTCAGTAATCCTTCAGATATGCTTAGGTATAAAATAGCATTACAAAAACCTGAGAAGATAGCTAAATCTAAAGAAATATACAACTTTGAAAAAAGAGATAGCCAACTTTTCATGATTGTAGATGATATTCAATCTAATGAAGAGCAAGTTAACTTGATTAAATCTAAGGCTGAAGCTTCTGCTTTGTATCTTAAATTGTCAGGTAATAGAAAAGCAATGTTAATTTATTTTGCAAGCAAAGGAGTTATGTTAGCTGATAATATTGCAACTAAGGATATTGTAACTAATTTAGCTTTAGATTATGATAGAGATCCAGTTGAATTTTTGAAATTCGCACAAGATCCTGACGCAGACGTTAAATATGTTATTTTATCCGCCATTTGATTTGCTGTCAAAAACATTTATTATTTTTCTATTTGAATTTCTAAATTTCTAAGCTCTTCTGAATTTTCAGGATTTCTGTAATGGTATACTAAATCTTGTAGTTTACCACTAAATGAAGTAGTAGTATACTTATTAGTTTCAGTATTA